GATGAGGACGCGGACATCGCCCAGGACTATGCGGACGAGGGTGGTGATGACCATGGCGACGCTGCGTAGTCCGGTGCGGGTGCTGGCAATCGATCCGGGCAACGTCCAGAGCGCTTACGTGCTGATGGATCGATCTTACCGACCGCTGCGGTTTGGTAAGATCGACAACGAGCAGATGCGGGAGACGATCGGAGAGATCATGACAGAGCATGCACTGCTGGGAGCCCGGGCAAACGGACAGCTGATGACCGTGATCGAGATGGTAGCCTCCTACGGGATGGCAGTAGGCAAGACGGTGTTCGAGACGTGCGTCTGGATCGGTCGGTATATGGAGATTGTCGGGGATGCGGAGCGGATGTTTCGGCAGGACGTTAAGCTCAACCTATGTGGCCAGAAACGGGCCAAGGATACCAACATCCGGCGGGCGTTGATTGACCGGTTCGCGGTTCACGATCTCAAAAACGGCAAGGGCACCAAAAAGGATCCGGATTGGTTTTATGGATTCCACGACGACATCTGGTCGGCCTATGCCGTGGGGGTGACGTATCTGGACAAGATCAAAGAGGAGGCGGAGTGGTAATGGCGATCAAAAATTATACAACAAAGGTTGATGTCTACACCAGCCTTGGCGAGATACAGGGCGCATTAGCGAGACATGGAGCTTGCAAGATCATGGTTGATTATGATCTTGCAGGCCAGCCCGTAGGGGTGACATTTGGGATCCAGACGCCAGTCGGCCCTCAGGGCTTTGCTCTGCCGGCCAATATTGACGGGGTGATGGATGTTTTTCGTCGGCAAAAAATTAAGGTAAGCCGCGAGCAGGCCGCCCGGACAGGATGGCGCAACATCCGGGACTGGGTACTGGCTCAGATGGCGATTGTGGAGGCTGGAATGGTCCAGATGGATGAGGTATTTTTGCCGTACCTGGCGGATGGTAAGGGCAATACGCTATATAGCCTGTACCAGAGCGGGCAGCTGGCGCTGGGGGCACCGGAAATGGAGGGATATCATGCCAACATGTAAGAGCTGTGGGGCGGAGATCGTCTGGATCCGGAGCGTCGCAGGTAAGCCGATCCCGTGTGATGCAGCCCTGATACCATACTGGGAGCAGCTGGGGGCACCGGGTAAGATTGTGACACCAAATGGTGAGGTACTGTCCTGCGACTTCGAGGGCGCGGGCGAGCCGACCGGGATGGGGCGCATATCACACCATGCGACGTGTCCGCACGCAGATAAGTATCGCAGGAGATAACTGAGAGGGCCGCCGGCAGCTCCGGCGGCCTTGGAAATGAGGTAGCGCTTTAAAGGGTACCCGCCTCCAGACGTGGAGGTAAGATGTTAAATCAATTAAATATGTCGGGATTGGATAAAATTGAAGTCGCGGTAAAGCGCTTGCAAATGTTCGAGCCCCCGGAAGGATACTATCTGGCCTTCAGTGGCGGAAAAGACAGTGTAGTTATAAAAGGGCTGGCTGATCTGGCTGGCGTGAAGTACGACGCGCACTACAACATAACTACCGTCGACCCTCCGGAGCTGGTGCAATTTATCAAAGAGTATCATCCGGATGTGGCGTTGGAAAAGGCAAGATACAAAGACGGGATGCAGGTTACGATGTGGAACCTGATCGTAAAGAAAAAAATACCGCCGACAAGGATCGCGCGATACTGTTGCGAATACCTCAAAGAGGGTAGTGGAGTGGGAAGGTTTGTGGTAACGGGTGTGCGGTATGCAGAGAGCGCAAGACGGAAAAACAGCCGGTCTGGGCTGGAAATCGAGGAAGGGGGAAAAAGGAGAACGTTGACGGATCCAGACAATCCGGACAACGAAGAGATGGTCAGATTATGTCCAATGAAAGGGAATCATATCCTTAACCCCATTATCGACTGGGGCGACGAGGATGTATGGGAGTTTATACACGGAGGCGCGACCGAATATGCGATGAACAAAATCAGTGCGGAGCATCTGCGCAGGATCCTCAATCTGCCTTACTGGCACTGCGAGGATGGATATATCAAACTGTGTTACTGTTGTCTGTACGATCAGGGATATAAACGCCTGGGCTGTATCGGATGCCCAATGTCGTCGCATCAGGCGGCGGAACTTGAGAGATACCCAAAATACAAGCAGGCCTATTTACGGGCTTTCGCGCGGATGATCGAGGCAAGGCGGACCGCTGGAAAGGATTTGGACGACGCCGGGAACTGGGAAACTCCGGAAAAGGTAATGGAGTGGTGGATTAAGGGACGATCGGTCAAGGACACGGAGCGGCAGACGGAGTCGCGAGGTCATTTGGATCAATTATGAGCCGGAGTCCCAGCTGAGCATGTTGGGACAGATAGGAGGTAAGGCTGATGCGGAGATGCTATGGTCGTAATTATTGCAGCGTATGCATGCCGCTGGCGGCAAACGTACCGGAGGCAGAATATCCAGGATGGAGGCGGACGACATGCCCGATATGCGGGGCCGCCTGCTGGGAGACTGATTTTATGAGACAGATCAAGGCAACGCAGCCGGATACCTTGGCAGTATGCGCGATGTGTGCAGTTACGACAACACATGTCATCAAATTAGAGTTGATGTTTTGCGATGATATATTGTCGGGCGTCAAGACCTTTGAGGTCCGGTTTGATGACCGGGACTACCAGGTAGGTGACCGGATACGCTTTGAGCCGGTCGAGGACGGGATGCGGGTAGATCACCCCGTAGCAGATCGGACATACAAGATAACGTATCTGTTGCGCGGCTGGGGGCTCGCTCCCGGGTATGTCGCATTTGCGATTAAGGAGGACATATGATCATATACATAGCCGGTAAAATCACCGGCGACCCGGATTACCGGGACAAATTTGCGGCCGCTGCGGCGGAGTTGGAGCGCGCTGGGCACATCGTCATTAATCCCGCAGTCTTGCCGGCCGGATTGACGGATGCCGCCTATATGCATATCACCCTGGCGATGATCGACGCGGCGGATCTGGTGGCGCTGCTGCCAGACTGGCAATACAGCCCCGGGGCGCGGTTAGAGCGAGTTTACTGCCTGTATACTGGCAAGCCGCATCCATCCCTGAGGGAGGTACTCAGATATGCCTAATCCATGCACCCAGGACTGTACAGACCGGTACGGCGGCTGTGTCCGGGACTGCCCAAGGTACCAGGCCTACAAGGCAGAGACGGCGGCCAGACAGGCAGAGCGGGACCGGGATACGCGCAGACGGCAGGACTACGCGGATTATAAGCGCGACGCGATCCAGCGGGCCCGGGGTAATGGTTATCGCCGGCGGGGAGAGCGGATTGAGAGTAGATAGCAAGAGATAGGGGAGACGTAAGTCTCCCTGTTTTGAGGATCAGGGGTGGAGACATGAGCGAGACGGTAAATCAGATCAAAGAGCGCCTGCAGCGGTACAGTGCGATGCAACGGGACATTGACAACCAGATCGAGCGTCTTGAGCGATTACAGGCCGCCCTGGGCGATCCTGCGTCTCCGAGTCTGTCTGGGATGCCGAGGGGGTCCGCAGGGGGCACGGACAAGATCGGGCGCCGGATCGAGCGAGTCGATCAGTTGGAGGGTGAGATCCGGCTGGCGATCGAGCAGGAGGCCGCAGAAAAGGCAGAGCTGGAAGCGCTGATCTGTCAGCTGCGGGATCCGGATGAGAGGGCGGTAATACGCATGCGGTATTTCGATAAGGAGGGATGGGGAGACATCGCAGACGTTCTTTTCGGAGACTACCAGTATTCTTATAAAACGGCGCTGAACAGGACTTATACACTTCACGGCGACGCCCTATCTCACTTGGCCGCAATGGAGGATCGGGCAAAGTCGGGCAATTCCGGGAAATCCGGGCAAAATCGGGCAAGACAGGGTTGAAAAGCTGTGATAGTATATATCCTGACGAACCGTAGGTGATCAGCCTGCGGTTTTGTTGTTTCTCCTCCTTATTTGGGGCCTTCGGGCCCCTGAAAGAATCCAGAGAAAGGAGACCGGAATGGCAAAAGGGAAATATGAATACTGGCTGACTGAGGACGGTCTCTTACTTCTGGAGGCATGGGCAAGGGATGGGCTGACAGAAAAACAGATCGCCGCGAAATGTGGAGTGTCAGAGCGAACGATCACAGATTGGAAAAGACGTTTTTCTGCCATTTCTGCCGTCCTTAAAAAGGGCAAGGAAATCATAGACGTTGAGGTTGAAAATGCCCTGTGCAAAAGGGCGCTGGGGTATGAGTATGATGAGGTAAAGGAAAAATACGAGAGGGGAGTGTTGACTGAGCGGACAGTTACCAGAAAGTCGGTTCCGCCGGACACGACAGCACAGATCTATTGGTTGAACAATCGAAAACCCGAGGCCTGGCGGAATCGGAGAGAAGTGAACGTGTCTGAAGACGCTTTGAAGAAGCTGGACGGGATACTCACAGGGATCAATGGAGTTATGAACGATGACTCTTAATTTTACAGACAAACAGAAGGCCGTCTGGAAGAACACCATAAACGATTACCACCGCTGGAACATCTCCCTGGGGGCCACCAGATCAGGAAAGACATACCTCGATTATTATAAGATACCGTATCGGATAAGGCACGCTGGAAAGAGTGGCCTTATTTTATTGCTCGGAAATACGAAGGGAACCCTGCAGCGGAACATACTGGATCCATTGCGAGACATCTGGACAGATGCCCTTGTGGGCAATATCGGCAGCGACAATAAGGTAATGCTTTTCGGTCGACAGTGCTACGCTCTGGGCGCGGATAAGATCAACCAGGTATCAAAGCTGCAGGGAGCCGGTCTTTCGTACTGTTACGGGGATGAGATCACCACCTGGAACCCGGAAGTATTTAATATGCTCAAGTCTCGTCTGGATAAGCCGGGGGCCTGCTTCGACGGCACCTGTAATCCAGACAATCCGAATCACTGGTTCAAGGCATTCCTTGACAGCGACGCGGACATTTATCAGATGGCTTTCCAGATTGATGATAATACCTTTCTTGACCCATTCTTCGTGGAGCAGTTGAAAAAAGAGTACGAAGGTACGGTCTATTACGACAGGTTTATTATAGGGCGCTGGAAAGCGGCCGAGGGGCTTATTTACAGGCAGTTTGCAGACAACCCCACAAAATATATATTGTCGTTCGAAAGCGAAGCCGACCGGAGACTCTACGTCGCAGATATCGACTTTGCCAGTATAGGAGTAGATTTCGGAGGGAACCGGTCTCTGACTACTTTCGTTGCAACAGGGATACACCGCGGGTTCAGCAGGCTTACCACGCTTTCGGACTACCATATCGAGGGCAGGAAAGGCGAGATCGATCCGGACCGGGTAAACACTGAATTCATCGGGTTCGTACAGAGACTGCGGCAGCGGTACCCTGACACTCCGATCAGATACTGCTTTGCCGACAGCGAAGCACAGTACCTCATCAACGGGCTGCGAAAAGCTGCAAACGCGGCAGTGCTTGGAATAACGTTCGGGGACAGTGCGAAATATGCCATAACAGACCGGATCTATTGTACAAACAGTCTCCTTAATACTGGCAGGCGTTTTTTAATGCCGGAATGCCAGCTTGTAAAGCAGGGGCTTGAAAATGCTGCATGGGATAGCAAGGCCGCCGAAAAGGGCGAGGATGTGCGGCTTGATAACTTCAGCAGCGATATCGACATTTTGGATGCAGACGAATATTCATGGGAGCGGTTCATGGGCCACCTGCTGCCCAATTATAGGAGGAAATAATGAACATACAATCGGTGATCGATTACCTGAATAAAGAAAAAGGGTGTTCTCTAACTGCAGACTATTTCCATCATATTCAGGTGTGGGAAGACTGGTGGAAGGGATATCATGAGCCATTTCATCGCTATAGGGAGCGCGGGTATGATGGAGCGATCGTAGATCGAAAACTGTACACGTTGAAAATGGCAAAGAAGGTTTGTGAAGACTGGGCGTCGATTCTGCTAAACGAAAAAACGGAGATCGTTATAGGAGACGAGGCAAGCTCGGTTTATATACATGGCGTGCACGCTACTCCCGGAGAATTTCAAAGGGGCATTACTAACGAAGTTGATGGCGTATTCGACGATAACTTGTTCTGGAGCCGGGCAAATGCGCTGATCGAAAAGGCATTTTATTCTGGTACTGGTGCATTCGTACTTCGGTTTAATCACATGAATATGCGCGGGAATAGGATCGTGCAGTCTGCGCAAGCAAAGGTGCGGATCATATATTTATCTTCTCCGCAGATTATCCCTCTCACAATTAAAGACGGGAGAATACAAGACGTCGCCTTCGTTTCGGACGCGCTGGAGAGGGGAAAGAAGTACGTCTATATCGAGACGCACGAGCTGCAGAACGGTGGATACCTCATTACAAACCGATACTTTCGCGAGACCGAAGTCGGATTATCGCCGGAGCCGCTGCCAGACGGGATGATCGAATCCTACTTAACCGGATCCGACATACCGCTGTTTGCCGTTATAAGTCCAAACATCGTCAACAACATCGATGAGAATATTGGGCTTGGTATATCGGTTTTCGCAAACGCCCTCGATAATCTGGAGGGGTGCGATCTGGCCTACAACAATTTCAACCGCGACTTCAAGCTGGGAGGAAAAAAAGTATTTCTGAACGAACAGCTTACAAAGCAGGACAAATACGGGAATGTCATCACGCCCGACGATGTGGCCCA